CATATAACAAATACTTTGCAGCAAAAAGACCAGTAAAATTCTGCCAGTGTTCTGGATTATTTAGAACAATGCTTGAAAGACTAACATTATTATCAAATAGAGATTAAATTATGGCAAAGAAAAAACAAGAAGATAAAATAACACCATTTGAAGAACAATTTGTTGATACTTGGTTTAGAATGAATTTTAATGCAAAACTTGCATATAAACAACTTAAACCAAACGTATCAATGGCTACAGCTGAAACAGAAGGTCCAGCAATTCTCAGAAAACCTCAGATTAAAGAATTAATTGAGCTAAAAAGAGAACAAATCAGAATTAAAAATGAGGTTGAACTTGGATGGGTTGTAAAGGAATTAAAAAATATAGTATATGATATTAATACTAATGACCATACTGTATTTGATAATGAAGGTAGAGCAATAAATAAAACAGACCATAGAGCAAAGATTGAAGCAATTAAAGCCCTTGTCAAACTTGCAGGTTTAGAAGCACCATCAAAAGTAGATGTAACAACCAATGGTGAAAATATAAATCAAATAACTTGGATTGAAAAAAAGAATTATCCAACTCAACTAAACGATTAATAAATTGGATTTAACAATTAAACAAACACAAGCTTTAGATAAACTAGAAGATAATTCTACCAAAGCAATTATATTTGGTGGCGGAGCTGGTTCTGCGAAGTCGTTTTTAGGAGCATATTGGGTTGTTAAAAGCTGTTTAAAATATGCTGAAACAACTTGGTTAGTTGGTCGTAAAGAAAGAAAAGCATTAAACAGAACAACACTTAAATCAATCTTTGATGTTTGTAAATTACAAGGCTTAAAAAAAGATATACATTTCACTTATAGAGAACAACAAGGTGAGATAAACTTTTTCAATGGCTCACAAATTCTTTTATATGACTTAGCTTTCCAACCTTCGGACCCAGAGTATGATACTCTAGGGTCTTTGGAATTAACTGGAGCTTTCATTGATGAGGTTAATCAATTACCAGAAATAGCTTGGAACATTGTTCGTTCACGTATACGTTACAAAACAAAAGAATATGGTCTTATACCAACCATTTTAGGGACTTGTAACCCATCAAAAGGATGGGTTTATAAAAACTATTATAAACCACAAAAAGATGGAACAATTGACCCAGATAAATGTTTCATTCAAGCTCTTGTAACTGATAACCCTTATATTGACCCAAATTATATTGAAAACTTAAAAGGATTACCAAAACAACAAAGAGATAGATTACTACACGGTAAATGGGAAATAGATGATGATTCAGCTTTAATTAGTTATGATAATTTAATTAACTTATTTACAAACACACATATTATTGATGAGACGGCAACCAAATATATTACTTGTGACGTTGCAAGGATGGGTTCAGATAAAGCAGTTATAATGGTTTGGAGAGGTTTAGAAGTTATAGAAGTACACGAATATCCAATTTCAAAAATAAATGAATTACAGACCGTTATAATAGCTTTAAAGAATAAACATGGTGTTAGCAATTTAAATATAATTGCTGATGAGGATGGTGTTGGTGGTGGACTTGTAGATAATTTAAAGATAAGAGGCTTTATCAATAATAGCAAAGCATTGAATGATGAGAATTATCAAAATTTAAAGACCCAGTGTTATTATAAACTTTCAGAAATTATTGAAAGAAATGAAATTTATATGAGTGCAGAATTATCTTCAACCCAAGAAGAACAAATTATTGAAGAATTAGAACAAGTTAAATCAACCGATAACGATAGTGATGGTAAATTAAAAATAATAAACAAACAACAAATTAAACAAAACATTGGTAGGTCTCCAGATTATAGTGATGCAATGATGATGAGAATGTTTTATTTATTGGTCCCTAACCCACCAAAAAATTTAGGAATAATAACAAGTAAAAAAAGAACAACAAGAATATGGTAAGGATAAAACTATCATAGTCTGTTTTTAATAAAAAATAAAATATGGCAACAAATAATTTTTATAAAGCAGTTGAAGTAATCAAAAATAGGTTACAAGATAACCCTTTGGTTAACACAACTATATTTGCTCGTACTACGGAAAAAGATTTATACAAGAAACAAATATATCCAATAGCACATATAGTTCCAACAACAACACCATTCATTAACAAAAACGTAACACAACATACATTTGAGGTTGGTGCAATNTCACAAAGAGATATACCAGCAACAAATAAATTAACTAAGTTCGAGGGCGATGATAATGTTATTGATAATCTTAATGCTTGTTATTCAATTTTAACAGATTTAATCAACTTTCTGTATAACAGAGATAATTCTGGTGATAGAATACAATTAGTTACTGTAGGTAATTATGTACCTTTTTTAAATTCAGATTTCAACATACTTGATGGCTGGGTTATCACCATAACATTACAAATACCTAATGACGAAATTTGTTATGAATAATAATTTTGTTAATCTTAATTCTTTTGCTAACATATTGGAAAATGAATTAAAACTAAATGCACCAGTTAAAACTGGAACCTTGAAAAATAGTATTCAAGCATTTAATGAAATGAAAGGGTTAGGGATAAATATGGTTGACTATGCAATATATGTTAATGCAAAAGACAATTTTATAAATGATGCTTTTGTTAGCACTGATGCGGAACTAAATAAATTAATCGATGACGAATTAGATAAATTCATTGATGAACAATTAAAAAATATAAATTAAAATGGCAGATTACGTATTAGGTATTAAATTTACAGGACCAGTAAATTCTGGTGAAACAGTATCATGGTCTTGGTCAGGTACATCTGGTCCTGTTGTAACACAAACAGAAACATTTGTACCAGTTAGAAGTGCTTCATTTGAAACAACAATAGCTTCACCATCAGACAACATTCAACAAGCAATAAATTTATATGATGCAGCACTTGCTGATTATGCTGCAAATATTAATATAAGTAGAATTGATAACATAGTCTTTATTTCTTCTAAAAATACATCTAACCCAATGTCAGCTAGCACCACAGCCAGTGGTATTACATTTACAAATGGTATTATTGATTTAGTTCAAGATGTAATGGTTAGAAGTCCTTATTTTATATTCTCAGAAGAAAATAACTTTGATAAAACAAGATTTATATTAAAAGCATTTGAGGGTAATTTATTTACAGGTAATACAGCACCAATAACTTATCAATTAACGAAACAAAAATTATTATCGATTCAAGATAAAATATATATTAATGTGAATAATCTTATTAAAGAAAGACTTGAAGCTGATGTTAATACTTTCTTTGATTCTGCAACTACAGTAGGACAAGATTTACCTATTGCCATGAGCAAATGGGCCGAAGTTGAAATAACAACATATTTTAATGATGTTGTTCAAAACACAACATTTGAAAGATTATTCGTTTTAGACGGTTATATTTATCCAACTGAACAACAAGGTATGCCAAATATTTTAATCACTGGAAATAAGAGATATATAAGTTCTAATCAAACACAAAGACTTTATTTTAAAACAGTTGAATTACTGTCAGCATCTGGAACAGCATTTACATCAACTGGTAGTACAACATTTCCAATCACATATAGTGATGAACCAGAAATGAATACAAAATATGTTCAATCAATTAAAGTTGCGAATGATTTAGGTGTAAGACGTTTAAGATACACATTTGTATATACAAATGAAACTGTGGTTATAGATTATGAAGTATATGAAGAATGTTTATATGAACCATACACAATTATTTATAAAAACAAATGGGGTGTATTGGAATCAATGCAAATGGATAAGAAAGCATCAAAAGAATTAACAATAACCAATAACGATTTNAATCGTTCNATAGTTGATTANAATGGTAATTTCGATATTAACAGACATACCAAGAAACAATTCAACACCAACGGTAAAGAAAAATATACACTTAACACACAATTTTTGCCAGAGTATATGAACCAAGCCGTTGAAGAGTTATCGTTATCTGAAAAACTATGGTTAGTTAAAGATAATGTTATATATCCAATAATAAGAACAAAC